TCTTTTCAAAATACTATTATCTAGGCACATTTCCAATTGATTTTGATAAAAAAGATGAAGTTGGAAAATGTCTGGTTAGCTCATTGTGCTCATTAAATCTAAAAGATATATACGATAGAGGACACACTCAGATTGGAATTATCTTTAATACGGATGTAAGTACCGGTCCTGGAAAACATTGGGTAGCTATATTTTGCGACATTGGCCCCGAATTTGAATATCCTCGGATTACATATTTTGATTCATATTCTCAAAAACCCGAAAAAGAGATTCAAGTTCTCATGAAACGTTGGAGGGATCAATGGTTAGAATCTGGAGTCCATAAGTCAGCCATGATGACAACCTTCAATAAAGTAAGACATCAATATGAAGATTCAGAGTGTGGTATGTATTGCTTATACTTTCATTTTTGTTGTCTATTGGGTATCCCAATGGAAGAACGAATCCCTGATCCAGTTGTGAGGGGGTTTCGCAGTATGTTATTTCGTGTTGACAAGAAATAATGGATGAGCTAAATCAAGCAGCTAGTGGTTTTTTACAAGCAAATGGATGGGTCATCTATATGCTTGTCGGTATACTAGTTATAGTCATTTCTTACTATCTTTATCAGTCTCTACAGCCTTCTTCAAATAAGGCACTTTCAAAGGCAAAGCCAAAATTTAAAACATACGAACAAGTCACAAAACTAGCACCGTTAGGTTGTCCAACACCTGCAGATTTTAAGCTATGTGATTACTATATCGCATCATCATCATATTCAGTATTTCCAGGAGAAGAAGTTTATGATTATGTTTCTGATCAGATTCTTCCTTTGATTATTAAAGCTGGCGCAAGATTGGTAGAATTGGATATTTACGCAGACGCAAATGATAAACCAGTTGTTGGCCTCAAGAACCAAAAGTTAGGAACTGACTATGCTTATAATACTGTTCCATTTGAGGCATGTTGCGTAAGTATTGTGAATAATGCCTTTAACAGTATACATTGTCCAGTATCATCAGATCCATTCTTGCTAAGTTTGAACTTTCATACTGACAAGACAACTGTCATTAATGCAGCTGCTGAAATTTTGAAGACAACTTGTAGAGCCAATTTGTTGGATGAAACATATGCCTACCAACGCAAAAACTTGGCTGTAGAGCCCATTTGTAACCTACAACGCAAGATTGTTATTGTTTCAGGAGGAGCCATGAAAGGAACACTCATGGAAGAATTAGTCAATCTATCTTGGGATACATCAAATTTGCGTCGCCTAACATACCAACAAGCATCGCAACCCCATGATGCTGATGAACTTGTAAATTTCAATCGTACTCACCTCACAATGGTTGTACCAGATATTAGCGAAGATTTAGTCAATAATAATCCTCAAATTTTGTTCACATATGGATGCCAGCTCATTATGATGAATTATGGATCGATTGACGATATGATGGAGTTGTATATTGGAGAATTCCAAGAGAATAGCTGTGTACTCAAGCCAGCGCCTTTACGCCCACTCGCTCCAAAGAAATACAAAAAGCCAACATTACCAGATCCATCGTTATCATTCCAACCCATGCAAAAAATATCACCAATTTATAACGTTACGGTATAATGGCTTTTGTTTGGTCTCGTAGATTTGTCAAATCTTCTCAAGTTGTTCCTATTCAGGAAGAAAGTGTTCAGGTAACAACAGTACCAGAATACGATAAAATCTCAGTAGAAGAACATAAAGATGGCGAACGCTTGGTTAGTACACGTAAAGAAGACGATGAAGCAGATGAAGTCCAAGGGGACGTATGCCAAGGGCAAGGGATTGGGTCAAGTGATCAAGGAGGCGAAGAAGACGTGGAGCAGTGTGAAGAGCGCCACGAAGACGATGAAGGCGAAGAAGGGGCGCCGGAGCCATTAATCGAGGAATTGGCGACTGAATAAATTCGCTAAAAAAATTGATTATAAGTAACATATAAAGACAAATGGGCGGTGGTTTATTACAACTCGTAGCTTATGGTGCGCAAGACGCCTACATTTCTGGAAATCCCCAGATTACCTTTTGGAAGGGTCTGTACAAGCGCCACACAAACTTCGCGATGGAGCCATTCCGTATTAATTTTACTGGTCAGCCCAACTGGGGAACCAAGCAGTCTGCGACGATCGGTCGTCACGCAGATCTTTTGTACTCAACCTATGTAGAGGTTGTTCTGCCTTACTATTCAACTGACAGCACAAATGCTGCTTATTGGAACAATGAGCAGGGTCGATTGGGTTACAACCTAATCCGCTATGCTGAAATTGAAATTGGCGGCCAACTCATCGATCGTGTGTATGGTGAATGGCTCTACCTATGGGATTCTTTGACAAGTAGTACCAGTCAATCTATGAAGACCTGGCAAATGGTAGGTGATGGATTGACTGCTGGATCAACTGTATTAACTGCTCCTGTGGGTTGCAGCGTGGCTCCAAATACTTCTGGAAATTCTTCTCGTCCTGGTCTTCCTACGGTTCTCTACATCCCCCTCTACTTTTTCTTCACCAAGAATCCTGGTGCTGCTCTCCCTTTGATCGCACTCCAATATCACGAAGTAAAGATCAATATTCTCTGGAATAAGCCCGAACTTATTTCTGGTAATTATTCTTCATTTACTTCGAATAACTTTAATGTAAATAAGTTGCCTGGCCCCACACAAGCTGCGATTTATACCGATTATATTTATTTGGATGTAGAGGAACGTCGTCGTATGGCTCAACAGAGTCATGAGTATTTGATCGAACAAAGTCAGTACAACCAAGATATTGGTCTTTCTTCTTACAACAACCGCATTGATCTAACGTTCAATCACCCAGTGAAGGAACTCGTATGGGTTGTACAGCCAACATCTTACACAAATTGCAGCACTAGTGCCAAGTTTTTGCCTCCATCAATAGGAACTCCCAGAAGACTACAACCTTTCACGTATGATCAATCAATTGTCTACGAGCAATGGTTGCAGATCAACGGCCAGGATCGCATGGATCGCAGATATGGTGATTACTTCAACAAGGTCCAGCTATACCAACACCACAGTGGTACCGGTAGCACCATTTCAAGCACAACTGATTTGGCTGCTCCCCAACCTGGTATCTACATGTACAGCTTTGCTCTACGCCCTGAGGAACACCAGCCAAGCGGCACGTGCAATTTCTCACGTATCGATACGGCTACAATTGTGATGAACCTAAGTGGTCAATATGCGGTTGATGAAAGTACGGATGCAACTTATGATGTTCGCGTGTATGCCACCAACTACAACATTCTACGTATCATGAGCGGCATGGCTGGTTTAGCATATAGCAACTAATTAAATATAAAATACGGATTTAAATATACCAGCCATATAATAATTAAAAAATGGCAGTAGTTATTCAAGGGGAAACTAAATCAATTGCTGGTAGAAAACCTAACCCAATAATTTATAAAGAATTGGAAGATTGTATTGAATGTACGGTTCAGTATAAAAATAATCCAGTTCAATTCTTTATAGATAAAGATGACCTAGATAAAGTTAAAATGCGAAACTGGCATCTTGCAACTGGAGGACAATATGTAGGTTCAAACATCAGAATAAATGGTGTTATAAAAACTCTTTACCTCCATAACTTTGTGATGAATAAATTTGATTTTCCAGGTAAAGGAACTAAACAATCAATTGATCATATTAACCGAAATGGTCTAGATAATCGCAAAGCAAATTTACGAATTGCAACCCAAACAGAACAAAATTTGAATCAAAAGTTAAAAGAACGCAAAGAGTTTTCACCAGAAATTGGAGTTTTACCAAAACATGTACATTATGTAAAAGCACGCGGCAACCATGGTGATGGGTTCTGCATAGAATTCAACAAAGATGGTAAACGAATTTATAATCCATATATTCGTTCAAAAGTGTTAACTATCGAACAAAAATTGGAGAAAATTAAGGAATTGTTAGAAAAAGGATATAATCTATATCCTGACTTTAGACCAGCCAACTAATCAACATACTTTCTACCAAAACAAATTTTACAGAGTTCTGTTGGTTCGAATCTATCAATGCCAGTCTCATTACAAGCAGTACATTTGCGTTTCGCGGTTTGTTCATCTGAAACTTTCTTCATCTTCTCAAGGTACAAAATAGCATCCATGAGTTCCTCCTGCATATGCTGAACCCAATCTAAAAAACTAAGATCTGTACGATCTAAATTTGTGCCGTACTTCTTTTGGCCAAATTCAGAGCGCTGTTTGAACCGATCCACAACCGCA